GTACTCATATCCGCGATCCCACCCTCTGCTAAAATCACCATTGTCATGTGAGCCTGTCCATATCCATATTGCCGCAATTACCATGTACCCGATGAAAAATCCCAAAAGGACAGATAGCGGATGTATGTTAATGACAATCATCCCTGCGCTCCTTCCTTAGTCCCCACCTGCCAACGCACCTGCGATAATGATCGCTAACGTTAGCAGTTGTATATCATCGCTCGGTTTTGGTACGCCTTTACTCACCATATAAGCAATGAACGCACCCCAACCAAAAACTGCAAGACATGCATATAAAAGTCTCATTCCTGCGCTCCTTCCTACCTCATCCGTCTCCAAATTTCATCTGCTTGCTCCTTGCCGTGTTTCTTGCAATCTCTTTTGTAGTCTATCCACTGATAGATTGGAACGAGCAGAAAAGCCCCTGCATATCCGATTGCAAGAAGCGCAAGAACATCAAGCATTATATCTCCTGTTATCATTCCTGCGCTCCTTCTTTCTTCTTTTTCAATTCCTTCAACATTTCCGACCTCCCAATACCTTTGCCGTACTCATATCCGCGATCCCACCCTCTGCTAAAATCACCATTGTCATGTGAGCCTGTCCATATCCATATTGCCGCAATTACCATGTACCCGATGAAAAATCCCAAAAGGACAGATAGCGGATGTATGCTAAAAACAATCATCCCTGCGCTCCTTCCTTGTCCTGCGCTTTCAACAGTTGTATCCCTTTTCGTATGCAGTCTGGGCAATACGAGTACATCGTATAGCTGATTTCGTCCATCGTATCCCACGAGTAATCATATGTCTGCTTGCATCTCAGACATTGCAGTCCGCAGGTCTTGCGCCCCTTTGCTTTTTCTACCTCAAGCGGTATCATGGTTTTGAAATGGTTTGCGCTGACTGCGATTTCTGGCAATTCGTAAAACCTGTAGAACTCGGACAGGTGAAACGGATCGTCAACATCTGGATCGTTGCCATATCCCTTTATGACCTCTGCCAGTTCGATGACGAACTTGTCATGTACCTTTGTCATCCTTTTTACCTCTCTCCTTTCGTTTCTCTGCGTACCGCTTGCGTCTTTCTCTTAGCCTGTTCACAATCAGGAAGTTCTCAGCAATCTCATATAATGCCTTTTCCTGCTCAAGCGTAAAGCGCGGATCGTCTTGGTATCTGCTCTCGATGTGAAGAACCCCGTCAGACTGCCAGACCTGTATTTGCGTTCCAGATACCATCATTCACCTCTCATATCTGCTCCGCACGGACAAAAGTCCCACATCGGCTTACCAATGCAAGTGTCCACTTTATAGCTTCTTCCACATACAGAGCAGATGAACCGCTCTTCGTAGTAGTTGTTGTTGTCAGGAAGCCACTTCCCATTCTTCGGCTCTGGCTCACTCTCAAGCATTTCCTTTATCTCACTCAGTGCCTGCTCATAGTGCCACAGGTCTCTATGCTCGGCTTTACCGATATCTGCTGTTATGTTTATCAGCCAGTTGACAGCTTCTTTATTTGTCATACTGTTCACCTCTCATATCTGCACCGCAGTTCGGGCAGTAATTTGCTATTCCAGTTGCGACAATATGCCTTTCTTCGTCTTGAAAACTTGCCGTACATCCTTCTCTGTCAATCCAGTAGTATTCGATTCGATACGGACTATCGCACCAAACACACTTTTTACTCTTCCGCTCTGGCTCTGCGGACGGCAAATCCTCAATCACTGTTCGTGCGGCATCCTCGCAATCTGACATTGACAAGTACCCAGTTCCATACACTTTATCCACGTTGTGTATGTAGTTTGCAAGTGCATCAATCGCCGCCTGTCGGCTGATTAAGTCATCCATCGGTTCTCCTTTCCGCCCAATATGCGTTTAGTTTATCCATGATGCGGTTATACTCTCCATCTGTCAGCACATTGTCTATCCACATTTTCAACATGGCGTTAGCACATTCACCGTATCCAATTTCATGCGGTTCTTGCTGTGCGGATGGCAGTGCGTCTATCCTCGCCCATGCGTCGCTACGGATTATCCAGACATATCCGTCCTCATCGCTTTTGCAATGCATATCCGCAAGCGCATCAATCGCTTTCTGTCTTTCAATCAGATCCATCGGTTCTCCTTTCTGCGTATCCGCAGTAAAAATCATCGTCTGTGTCGATGTGCGACACCTCGTATGTTTCTCCGTATAGTGACCGCCACATGTCATCGCTTTCGCAAAACCCAAACGACAACGGAGCACCTTGATAATTGGTCTGTTGCCTCCAGTGTTTGCAATCTTTACACCGAATAATCTCTGGCTGTGCAGACGGCAAAGCTTTAAGGGCATCTTCGCACCGTCCAAAAACGCCTCGCAACTCAAAACACGCCTCGCTCACGGCATCAATCGCCGCCTGTCTGCTGATACATTCTGAACTGTTCGGAACTTCCGAATACTTCAACGCTTCGATAGCCATATCAACCGCTTCTTCAATTGCTTGATACTTTGTCTTGGTTGATAAAAAAGCGGCGTTTTTCAAAATGCTGATTGCTTCAGCGCTTGTCATTCAGTCACCTCCCAATCACCACCGCTAATATCTTGCTTTTCCGCACACTCCAACCAATCAAACTTGCTGTGGCTTCTGAAGTCCGTCACCAGATTGTATTTCCTGCACTCAGCCTGACCCCAGTCCACAAGCTGACCGCCAATATTCTGTGGCTCATATTTGATGTTGAAATGTATACAGTCTTTACATAGCATCATTCGCCCTCTCTTTCGCCCAATGTCTGCACCAACCTTCCATGCACTCCACATAGCAGATATAGTGCTTATCTATTTCACAATATGTTAGGCAAATTCCTTTTTGTTTTCCCTTACCCCACTTCCTTATGCAGTGTCGGCAGTTACAACATACTTTTCCGTTTTCAACGCTCATTGCTCTCCCTTTTCAATGCATAATCTCGGCTGTTTCCTTGGTTGATTTTACGTGCATGTTGAGTATCTACAGGGTTCTGGACATTTAACTGTGATTTACACAGCACCGAGAAATAGTTCTTGTTGTTGTTTGCTTAGTCGGCCCAAATAAACTCAATTCCGGTTTTATCTTTAGTCGGCCCAGACAAACTCGATTCCGGTTTTTGCCTTCAGCTCATTGATCAGGCTGGTCAGCGATACGTTATCTTCATGTATGCGGCAGATCTGCCGGTTCAATTCCCCAATCAAGGGGACTATCTCGTCATCTCGGTCATCGCCGTATATCTCATGGAAAGCTAAAGCGACGCCGACCATGTAGCATTCAATTCTGACTTCATCCTTTACGCTCTCGCGCTTTTCCAGTTCCCTGGAATACTTGGCTTCGACTTCATTGCGCTTTGCGAGTGCGCGTCTCTGCTGCCTGTTCATGTGTTTCTTCTGCTTCTCCCTTTCTCTTGGTTAAGGATCCTTGGTTGAGATCTTCCGTTCTCTTTGGTTGTGGCACTCTTCCAGCGACTTCCCTTCTCTTTATCGGGGAACCTCGGTCAAGGACTATCCTTCCGCTATCACGCATATGGCTGAGCTTGTAGTTCACCGAACTGCGCGACCTGCCCATCTGTCTGGCGATTTCTGTTATGCTTATACCTGATTGATACAGACGTTTTAGCCGTATCTCTTCCATCGTGGTCCAGTTGTATGGCTTTGTCTTATCCTGTTTCTGCTTTGACTGGAATGTTTTTCTGCCTTTCCCGCTCGCCGCAATCAGGATCTCTTCGTTTTGCACCTTCGCTGCATTCCACAGGTCCGGATGCTCAATGAGAAACTTCACCAGGCATTTTTGAGACACCACCTTGAAGCATCCGTTCTTACGGAAGAACAGGCCGTCACGCTCCCATTTCCAGACAGTCCGTGTAGTAACTCCCATTATTTCGCAGACTTTGTTCTGAGTGAGCAGGTCTGTTGCTGACCGGAATCCACTTACACCTAGTTTGCCCATCATGATGAGCACCGCTTCTTTGCTCCGGCCTAGTTTCTTGGCCATGTTTCTGGCAAGCATCCTGTCAGCGTTATCTTCGATAAACTCCAGCTCCCATTTCTTCCATGGGCGGCCACCCATTTACGAAGGATCCTCAGTTCCGGTCATCGCCTCTGCCGGAAGTTCTTCCGGTTCAGCCTGTGCTTCGGCAGCTCTCTCCTTGTCTGCTTCTGCCTTGATGACAGCTTCTACGTGGCGCATGGCATACACGTATATCTTGTGTATGTAGCGTATACGTCCATCAGCGCTGTCGTATCCGGCTAAGACGGCTTCCGACTCTGTCAGCATCTCGTCCAGAACGTTCTCGGGATCATCTACGGCTTTCAGAAGGTACTTCCGATGGAATTTCCATGCATGAATGTATATCGGCTTTATATCCTCTTCCCGCAGGTCGTCGAAGTGATGCATGAACCAGTCGATTGACAGGTCTGCCATGGCTTTATAGAAACCAACTGGAAATGCCTTGTTTTCCTTGTATGCGTCGTTTCCTGACTGATTAAGTGTCGCTACGTACTTTGTGAGCATCAGTAATGGCATGTGGTCGAAATATTTCGTCATCACATCCGTCACTATGCCGTACACCTTGCCGGTGACGGTCGTCAGTTCCTTCTTCTGTTCTTCTGTCATGTAGGATTATTTTTCCTTTCCTGTCGTTGTGTTGCCCTGTTTGGCATCCAACATCTTCCAACATTTCCCAACATCTTCCAACATCATTTGCCGTTGTTTTCAAATCGCATATCCCATTCAGCTTCCATAGCCTCGATACGCTTCTGTAACAACGTCCAGATACCGCCTAACGGCTCGAAATCCGCCTGCAATTCCTTCAGCCTATGTATTTCACCGGACAGCTCAATCAGTCTGTCCTCGTTGGCTTTACGTGCTTTCTGGTCAGCTTCACGCTTCTCCCTCTGCTCGGCAATTTTTCTCTTCTCATCCTCGGTCAGCTCCGACTTTCCATCCGATATCGCTATACCGAAGTGATCAGCTATCAGTCTGACAGCAGGTTCAAAGTCCAGGTTGTCATGGCTTCTGACAAAGTCGATTACATCTCCGCCCTTGTTGCAGACAAAGCAGTAATAGCCTCTGCTTCCACCATAGACCTTCATGGAAGGGTTCTTATCTCGGTGGAACGGACAGATCATAAATCCTGACCGCGTAACGTGATAGCCATACATACCGGCTATATCTGCCATAGTCACTGACTGGCGAACGAGTGCGATATCTTCTTCTTTGAGCATGGCTGCTTCACCTGTCCCTTCATTCTTTTGTCAGTAGGTATTCGATAGCCTTACCTGCCTATTCTCTTGTCAGTAGATATTCGATCGCGCGCCCAGCATTTTCGGGAGTGCAGAACGCCCACCGGAAACCATACTTGTCAGCCATAGTTCGCATTGCCTTGTAAAGCTGTTCGCCGTCAACAGGCGGCTTCTGTCCACCATGCTCGACAAACTCTTCGATGCGCTCCATCATGCCCTGTCCGGTCTTTATATGGTTGCGCCGGCAGTACGCGTAGAGTTGCTTCCAATTCTTCCAACGCTTCACATCGTCCAGGCATTTTACTTCTGGCGCGGATTCAATCAGGACGTAGAAGTCGATTCCGTTCTGCTGGGCGAGGATACATTCGTCGCGGAATCTGGCGTGGGATTTGCCGATGATATTGCCGTAGCTTTCTTCAAGATTGGCCTTGCTGTCTACGCTACGCTTAGTCACGCCCAGCAGGTCCATCTTCTTAAGTTTGTCACCGCGCCGCTTTATGACTTCCTTGACCGTATCATTGACTAAGATGTAGTCACCGACCGGAAGGGGCAGTGAGATTAACTCATGCCCCAGGTTGATTAGCTGTTGGTGCTTTATGTCGTGCTTGCCTTCTTTTTGGGCTTTGTCTACGGCTATTATCATTTGATGCCTTTCAAATACTCTTCAAATGTAGGAACCTTCCAGAAAATGAAATTGTTGCACCACCTTTGAAGCTGCCTGTAAACCTTGTCAGCGTGTGCCTTGTTATAAATCATCGGATACGGACTGAAATTCAGTTCCCGGCAGAGCTGTATGCGGTATATATCCTGCTCCAGTGTTGTGTCATAGTTGCACAGTATGTAAACCATGACCCTGCCACTGTTTCTGTCATATCCTGTCTGCTGTGCGAACTTCCGTAGTCTCGGCTCGATAACATCTTTGTCCTGCCATCGGTCAAAGGCGAAATGGATGCCATCAAGTCGGATCTGCTTCAGGATTTCCAGATTTCGTTCGTTCAGAAGACGAATATCTAATCCCTGGTTGAAGTTCACCTTCGCTTTGCTGTCGGACAACTGTTGCAATAGCTCTATATGTTCCCTACATGCAAGGATGTTCGGATCACATAGGACGATATTCCTCTGACCATGCCAAAACTCAGTCAGGTCGGCCACCTTCCTTGACCGCCTACCTTCCTTGGCGGCAACGTGGCAGAAACCGCATCCCCGTGGGCATCCCCTTGTCAGAAACCCGTAGGCCGTATCCTTCGTAAGTTCTGGATATAATCCGTAGTCAGGATAGATATGCTCGATTTCGTCTGGGAGTTCATGGTCTTTTGAATTGTCATACAATTCCCCCCCCGTGTCGCATAAATCTATACAATATCCAGATCCACCACGGATCACTTCATCCGCGTCTATGTAGTATTCATAGTCCGGAGTGAAGCTGAACACCTTGGACATATACACCCTGTCCATATGCCCTGACAGAAGCGGCTCATACCACTCCACGCTGTCTCCTCTGGCTTTGTGGTATGCGGATATTTTCATTAAAGGAATGTTCGGAAAATTGTGTCCATCAACGTCTATCAGACCGACTTTCATGCGTTTCCTCGCTCAAATAAGTTCATCTGCCCTTCAACCTCAACTACTTCTTTCGGTTTTCGGTTCAGAACCTTCAACTGTTTCACTATCGGACGCCCCTTGTATTCAGCCACATCAATCAGTCCACATGCGGCCCATTTCAGTCTCCAATCCGTAGCCGTAGAAAACGACCATCCGTAGCATTCGCACTTGTACCATTTGCGGCTTGTAGTATACGAACACAAGTGCTGACAGTCCTTACACTTCCTGTCTGGAACTTCGCCAAACAGCTTATGCATCATGTCTATCTTGTTTAGCATCTGCGCTTCCTGCACTTTCTCCGCATCGGAAATCCGTGCATCTTCAGCCAGTTATTCGGTATCGGTATCCCAAACAAAAGGCTTCTAAGCACCACATTCAAGAACGCCGGTGATTGCAAGGTGAGCGTGAGAGTCGATGTATCATTGATTAATGCGATACCATCAGGTTCATCACAACAGCCGAGATTCACATCACATATGTTCTCTATTTTTGCTTTCAAACCATCGGGACCGATGTAATAAAGGGCTTGGATAGAGTTAGTGTCTTTTGGTGGCATGGTTCTCACTCCTCCCCGCACGGAGCGGCCAACTTCTCAAACGGTATTCCTCTTCCACGATTTAACACATGCTCCTTGATAATGGTTATGTCCTTGTTCACCATGATATCTATCGCCATGTCCGTATCCCTGCCGCAGCAGTCATTCCAAAGCATGTAGAGACGCTCCCCTATGATGCCGGCATGATACATCCTCTCAAATCCATCCATGGCCTTCTTTTCCGTGTCCAGATAAAAGGCTTCCATGATAAATGCCATCGCTCCCGGGTTTCCCTGTGCTAAAATCCCCACTGCTGCCTTCATTAGATCCATTCTTTACCCCCTATCTGCATGGAATAACCCTGTTCTCAAACTTCTTGTACGCATCCAGATACCACTCCTGCTTATCTCCGTTGTACGTAAGCTCGTAATACATCCCGTCCGCCAACGTGCTGCTAATAAGGTACTTCCAGTTCTGCAAAATTTTCGCTTTCCAGACCGTGTATACATCGAACTCAGGCTCCGGATCTGATTTGTCGAGATGGGCTGTGATGTAGTCCCTTACGAGTGCTAATGCTTTGTTATCCATATTGGTTACTCCTTTGTTTTGTTTCTGATTGCTAATTCACAGAATATTCCGCAATCCTCAAATACTTCCATTCGCATGTTTCCACGGTTGGGGTCCAGCTCGTCAAGGAAGATTTCCTTTAGGCAACTGTGGCCTATTTCGCGTTCCTGTCTTGCGCGTCTGGCGAATACTTCCGGAAAGTCGTTTCTGATTTTGTTCCAGTATCCCATTCCACCTTTTACGCATCCGATGCAGTTGTTGTTCGGATATCCAAGGTCGTACATGACTGGCCGCTTCAGCCCTAACCGCTCCGCAATCCCATGTGCATCTTCCTTCGACAGATTATGCTCAATCAGCGGGAACTCGTGATCGTAGTCAGACATTGACTGTTCAATCCGCTTCGCCCTGGAAATCTCATTCCTGTCAAATCCCCACACGTAAATATGATGATCTGGATGTTCTCGCTCCCATTGCTTACGCACATCGCGCTTCAATGCTCTTGTGCATGGCGCTCCATATGGAGTATTGACAGCTCTTTGCTTTTCAATCACGTCATCCACGCTTGAATATCTGTCTGACTGGATGACCGTAATCTTCTGGCCAAGGATTCGCTCGCAGTCATGCAGAAATCTCAGGCTGTCCGGATGCTGATTAGAAACATGCGTGTAAATGATTTCATCAACGTCTTTGCTTAAATAACATGCTACAAAACTCGATATGCCAGTAGAAAACCAACATACTTTCAACGCACCACACTACACATATCCGCAAGTGTGGTAATTCCTCAGACTCTACCTTGTAACAAAACTTGAAATTTTACGCTGCCTGTTCCATCTGACAGCAACCCGGCTTCACCGGGATAGCGTTATTCCTTTCTGTAAATCATCGGTTTATCCTCATAACCATTTGTAAGTTTCTGTATTCAATCCCCTTAACGTCGTATGACTCTTTGAAATACTCGATTGCTTTTTCACTTTGCAGATCCGGCAGGAGCGCCAGTTCTGTTTCCACGTTTCTGCCGTATGGGCAACCGGCGCATCCGGTCCTCGCCGTGTATGTGTAACAGCTTGGGATAGGTATGTCATATGCCTTGTAAATGTCATCCACCAGGCTGTCAGTGAAGTCATATATCGGAGCAAAATTCCCGTTTTTCTGCAAACAAGTCTCGTATTTCGCGGACCGTGTTTTGCTTTCCGAACGCCTCACTCCTATGATTGGCTTCTTGCCTGTATCTTTGCCGTACTGCATCATCGGAAGCTCTTTGTTGTAATAACAACATTTGTTGCTGACAGGATGAAGGCTCCCTGATAGGAGTGCTTCCCTTGCTGACCGGTTCAGATTGAATATCTTATTCCTGCCCATAATGGCGTTCATGGTATTCTCTGTCCGGCTACCATTCTGATAGCGATATATGTACTCGTCCTGCTGCTTTGAGTAGCAAGGGATCCCGAACTGTTTCTTTATCTCCCATCTGTTCAAGATTGGATGCAATACCACGTTGCTGTTTTGGATAATCCTGTTTCTGATTTCCGGTATTTCGAACGAAGTATTTACACCTACAATCTCTATCAGCGGCTCTTTCAGCCATTCCTTAATGAACCAGTAAAGCAGATGACTGTCTTTCCCGCCGGAATACGACAAATAGTAATCTTCGGCCTCAATCTTGTTCTGAAAGCGATATTTCAAAAGTCTCAAGAACGGATTGACTTGTTTCTGTAGCTCTAAGTTCACGCACCATACTACGCATCTCTGTGTAGCATGGATTATTCTTCAATCTGGCATGTATTGGTGGGAAGTAATTACCGCTGACCGTTGGCCTGTTCATCTATTCTTCAGAAGGCGAACCACCAAATCGCTGTCAACCATTCATCAAATTTTGTCCGGCCAGTTCTGATTTGGTCGGAACCTGGTCTACCAGGTATTTAGCGTTTTTCCTTTCTGTTAAGCATCATCTTCTGATATGTTTTACTTTCTATATTCTTAAAGATTTCCATCTTAATTCTCCGTTGTTACACAAAAGGAAGGTCCTCTTCTATCCCGTCGTCCGCCACATTCACAAATCCATCTCCAGCAGGAGCGGCAGCCTGCGCCGGTTTGGGAGCAGCGTTCTGGTCGGCGGAGCGTTTGGACTCGGCAAACTCGGCTTCTTCCACGATCACATCGGTTGTGTAGACCTTTACACCGTCCTTGTTCGTGTAGCTCCCAGTCCTTATAGACCCACGAAGCGCAATCTTCGTACCCTGTCTGAAGTATCCATCTGCGAAGTCTGCGAGCTTGCCGTAGCATACGCAGGTAATGAAGTCTGCGTTCTGCTGACCTTCTTCTCTCTTTCCGCGACGATCAACAGCGAGTGTAAATCTTGCCATCTTCTTGTCGTTGGCTTCTCCGTATGTCCTTACATCACAATCGCGCGTAAGTCTGCCAATTAGTGTTACATTGTTCATGTGCAATATCTCCTTGGTCTGTATGTATTCATATTTTCGAGTTTCAAAACGGTACTTCTGCTAAGTCTACGACCAGCCCCTTCTCAGCCACATCGACTGTCACTCCGGCAGGAACTATCGCTTCGACCGCCGCCTTGCATTCAGCCGCCACAGCATTTCCGCCAGACAGGTGGCACAGGATCACGTGGTTCAGCTTCGGATTGCAGTTTGCCTTGATGGCATCCATGCATGTTCCAAGACTCATATGGCCGGTCAGTACGTGTGCGTACTTTGCTTCATCCCTGTTTACATATTCTTCCTGCCAGTTAGCTTCTATAAGCATCACTGACAGGTCCTTGAACGTGTATTTGATGTACTCCGTGTCCGTAGCGTAGAGCATCTTCCCGAAGTCCTTATGGCTTATCAGATACCCTACGCACGGCACGTTGTGGATGCACTCAAAGGACTTGACGGTAAATCCGCCAAACCCTGCTGTCTGGCGCAGGTTTTCGCATTCAAAAGGCTTCCAGACAGGGATGCCGGCAGCTTCATACTCGTGGGCGTATTTTGAATGATCGCCATGCATATGTGTGGTAATCGCACCGACTATCCCACGCACATTGAAGTTCAAGGTTTTTTTCGTCTCCATGAACCGCATACCGCAGTCAATGACAAGCGTTTCATGCTCGTTTGTCAGCAGGTATGTGTTACCGGAAGATCCTGTGCCTACTACGATTAGTCTCATGGTTTTACGCCTCGTCCAGCGGCTTGATGCGGACCGTGCATGAGAACTTAAAGGCCGGCGTGATCATAAGGCCGTAGTTCTGATGCAGACGTTTCAGCTCTTGAACTGCATCTTCTTCGTAGGAATACTTGGCCATGACCACTTCTGTCTCTTCGCCAATAACTCCGGCGATTATCTGACCGCCATCCCTTGTCAGAATCGTCATGTCATAGGGAAGGTCGTAAATCCCGTCTTGGGATATGAGTCTCATCGTCACTCACCTGCCTTCAAATTGATTTCGAGTCCGGCTACAACATTTGGCTTATCGGTACTCTCTCCACCGGCTACGATGGCCGCATCACCCTCAAGCTCCCTGATGCGTCTGTTGATGTACCAGACAGCCTTCTTCAAGTCCTCGATTTCCTTGTTGGGATTGTCCGGTTCCTTCTTGCCCGCCCTGGAAATGTACTTGATTGCGTTCCCAAGGCAGTATCCGAAGCGTTTATCCTCGATGTAGTCAATGACTTCGATATTGCCATCGGTGTAATGCGAAGGATGGTTTACTGGATCGTGCTTCTTTGTTGGCATTGTTTATCTGTCTCCTTCCGCGACTATGGATCACGCCCAATCAGGCGCTTCGTCCTCGTCCTCGATATCAATCACCGTCTCGACTTCCTGCTCGACAAGCTTCTCCGGCTCCTTCTTGGAGACTGACTTCTTCGTGGCGGCCGCTTTCTGCTTCGGAGCTTCTGCCGGTTTTGGTTCTTCCTTGACCGGAGTTTCTGCGGCGGCTTCTTCGAACTGGACTGAGTTGGCGTTTGCCTGAATGTCTTCCTGCACTCTGACTTCCACATCGACTGTCTGCGGATTGTCCACGTATCTGGCTGTTCCATCTTCTTCGATGACTGCCATATCGTTTGTGTAGGCCTGCTGCATTTCGACAGATGACGGCCCCCATTTAAGAAGTCGTCTGAGCATGGTCTTCTTCGCCATCGCATCAAAATTTGTAGTCCATGGGGATGACTTCTTATTATTCTCCCTGTCGTATCTATAGCTTCTGCTATAGTGCAAAGCATGTGCTTCGATGCTCTCTTTGGAGCTGTACAGGTGCTTCTCAAAGCCTGTCAGCAGTTCAAAAGATGCGTAGTAGCCAATCGTCTTTGCGGCTTCGCGTTCTGCCGGATCCATGATCGGATGAGTGACCATTTCTTCGGTGATGGGATTGTATTCGACCTCGCCCTCTTTGATTTCAGAAACAACGATGGTCTTATACTGCCCAGACCTGATGGCGAGCTGGATCATTCCCTTGTATCCGAGACTGAACTGAGCTTCTTCGACTTCGACCCACTGATTGCCCACCCTTTTCTTGTTTTTGTAGGGTGTCATGTAGAACATTCCGAGTTGCGGAGACGGAGCAAGCTGTAACGCTTCTCCCTGTAATGCCGCCGACAAGATGGATGCGTTGGTACACTTCGCCAACTGCGGATTAGCCTGTACTGCGGATACCACGGATGAGATGAAGCGTGTCGTGTTTGCTGGACCAATCACATTGCTGATATTTTTTCTGACCGCATCACTGCCAAGATATGTGGCAATGCCGGTCTGCTGTTTCTGGGTTGTCAATTCATTTGCCATGCTTTTCACTCCTTTCCTTCTTCGGGAATTGTTACTTCGACTTCCTTCGTAATCCCCACGATGCTTTTCAGCCTGTCTCTGAAGTTCTCGATTTCCGAAACCGGCACATCCACCTCCACGACTTCACCAACGCTGTCCTCGTTAATCTGGACCAGATTTCCGACCTCCACCTTCACCGGTGTTTCATAGGTATAGGCTCTGCCATACGGCTTGCCACCCTTCAGGAATTTCACCTTCACGAGATCCATGTGTGTGTTTCTCCTTCCTTGGAATTTGTGTTTATGAAACAACGAGTTTTTCATCATCTGTTACTCGCATTATGAGATAACGAGCTTTTCATCCTCGGTCACTCTGAGCAGGATCATCTGCGTGCTGACTTTCGGTGTGTTATTGCCATCAATAGCTTCCGCATTGTCCAGCCAGACAGGAACTCTCACTCCGTACAGCTCTGACAGCGCTTCGATTACGTCCAGACCGCCAAGGATCTGGGCCGCGTTGTTGGCGTTTGCGTAGTCCACGTATGAACCATTGGAGTTAATCTGCATCACGCAGGTGGGGGCCATTCCACCATTTATCATTTCGGTAAACAATCTAAAGCGTACCGTCTTGAACTTGCTGTTAATCCGGTCGGACAGCATATCCATCTTGGCCTTGATGTAGTTCTCCACCAGATAGAGCTTTCTCTCTTCATCAGCTACCATCTGCGCACAGTCCATCTGGGAATTTCTCAGCTCTTCGATGCGTTCCTGCGTGCGCTTGTTCTGCTCAATGGCCATGTATGCCCTGTTCAGACTCGCCTGTCTCTCTCTGACAGCGGCCTCTCGGTCGTCAAGCACATGCTGTCTCTCTTCTTCCGTGTCCATCTCTGCGAGCTGCTTTTCGAGTGCCGCGATATGCGCTGTGCAAGCCTGGTATTCTTCGTGGTGGCTCAAGTCCACTTCCTTCGGCAGCGCGTTCAGTTTCTCGGTCAGCTCCGTGATGCGCTCTTCGTTTTCAGCGTATTTCTCCTGCAAGGCATCGAGCTTTTCCTTTGCTTCAGCGTTTGCCTTGTCGTGGGTGTTCACGAACTCACGCAGCTTCTTTCCATCTCCGCTTATCTGAAGAAGTCTGTCCTTCTTCTTCTGGTCAAAGTCGGCCTTCAGCTTTTCAATCTCTCCATCAGCGAAGGGTCTTCCGCATGTCGGGCAGATTGTATCGGCTTCCGGCAGAGTGCTTCTCTTGACCGCCTTGTACTGTTCAGCCAGCTCTGCGATCCGGTTCTCGTTGAACTCCCTCGTCTTGGCCGCGTTCGCCAAAGTGGCTCTGATGGACTTGTTCTGGAGTTCCATGTCCTTCTTCTCCGCTTCGGCAGCCTGAAGCTCTTCACGGATGGAAAAGGTCATGTCCCGCAACCCCTGTCCGGCCTTAAACTCGATATCGGACAGCGTGACCTTCTTGTCCATAATCTGCGTCTGGAGCTTTCTGACAGCTTCCATCGCGGACGTTATGCTGTTGCGCTGTGCTTTGATTTCTTCCAGCTCCGCATTGATTGCAGCCTTGTGCATTTCCAGTTCGTCCGCCGGTATCTCATCCACCAAGGACTTGCTCGCTTCGTCAATCCTTATCGGATATGCCTTCTGCTCATCCTTAAGCTGTTTCAAGGCCTTCTGATACTTCTCCCTTGCCTTGTCCGCGCTGGCCTGAAGAACGTCCTTCTCGATCAGCGCGTAATCTTCATCGCCGCCAGACAGTACATCTTCATCCGTCACATCACTGACCAGATGCAGGATCATTTCTCTCTGCTGCTTCCACGGCAGTGCCGCGAACGTTCTGGGATTTGTCAGCAGGGAAAACACGTTCTCGTCAATCAGGGACGCAATCTTGGCTGTGTATTCCCTCTTGTTGGACGGAAAGCCGTTAATCTGATACTCATTCGTGTTACCTTCATATGTGGGCGCGTCGGATCCGCGCTTCTTCACCCATTTCTGCTTCTGGGTCTTAAGCAGTTCCAGCTCTTCTCCATCGACTTCGAAGCCGCCGATTACCTTAATCTCGATGTTGTCGATATCCTTACCGTCTGCATCGGTCGGACGGATCTGGAAATTACTGCTGCCGGATGCATCCTTGTCGAAGAGCAGCCAGAAGAAAGCGTCAAGGCATGTACTCTTGCCGGATGCGTTGCGACCGGAAATGGTAGTAACTCCGTCAGAGAAGTTGATGTTCAGTTCGCGGATGCCCTTAAAGTTCTGAATAGCCAGATACTTGAGTGTGATGTTCATTTAGGCTTCATCTCCTTCCATGACTTCCTTTGCCAGCTTCTTGATTGTGTCAGTCAGGAATGCGCACATGATCATCTTGTTCATGCGGTTGTCTTCCATCGAGGCGCATACTCCCTTAATCAGATTGGCCAGCATATTCATGATGTCCTCAAAAGTACCATTTACGCGAACACTGTATTTATCCCCGTTATTCTCAATGCTAAGTATCGGCTTTTTGTCTTCTTCTCCGCCGACATCCTTCTTCGGCTTTACATCGAACGCGTTTTCAAGCATCCTTCCGAAGGCGCTGATATCACCTTCGTTGAAATTCAAGTCTTTCATTGCCATGTTTCTCCTTGTTTGGTTTTTTGACCTTCCTAGTTCTTCTTTTCCCTTATGTGTTTTCCATTCCTATATAGAAAATCCACCCAGACATGACAGCATCTCTGATTTACGCGTTTCCCACGTTGCGTGCTTTGTGGGTGTACGGTCTGCGCTCCCCACTTTATGTGCCTTGTGGGTATACGCTCCGCAGCCGGTTAGGGTTATGTGCCTTGGTTACTAAGGCTTCGGCCACGGAAAACCAGTGATCTATCACATCCAGGTGGATTATTCACATGTGTTTTTGGGTTGATATTCAGTTTTCAATGTCTCAGTGCTTCGGATAGTTGTTATACACCCTCGCATCCTTCGCCATGATCGCTATGTCGTGATGCCTTGCCGGACACTTCACCAGAAACGTCGTGTCATCTGGAAGCGGCCTGTTCGTCTTGACGATGTAGCAAGACTTGTGAAGCGGACAGTGGATGGTGCATCTGTATGTGGTGCTCATAAGCTGTTTGTCATTCTCATCTTCGTCTTTGTAGTCCTTAATGTAGACGATGTTCCGGATTATTGACTGTGCCTGGGACAGCCTGTATTTGTGAGCGGAAATTCTGTCCTTCCACTCAAAGCACTTGTGCAGTTCGGTGTCCTTGTCTTTCGCATAGTCAACGATCTGCTCCGGTGTGACTTCATCTCCAATAGATGTAATTTCATCGTATACAAGTCCGGCATCCGCCTTGTACAATCCCTTGATTTTCCAATCTACCATTTGATTTTCCTCCAGAACTGCCATATAATGACAGTTGATGATTTAACTCCTAAATTATCAGTGGCTCCCTGACCAGTGTTGGCGGCATTGGTTAGGGTTTTTTGATGTGCTGTCCTGTTTTACACTGTTATATTGCGTCTTGTAGTCTGACATTGTCTTTTGTCTTGTACTGTCCGGCATCTATTGATGCAATATGGCAAACCATTATGGTGTGCTCAGCAAAAAAACTTCCGAAATTTTTTCGCCAAAAGAAACGCAATCCTGCTCATTTTCCAAGTAAATATCCAGCCAATTCGATGGCATGTTGCTCGGACCGCGATCCGTGATTTTCTTCACTCCATATCCGGAAACATAAACCATACTTCCAAGCGGCAGACTGTTTGTCGCAACGCTCCACCCAACCTCTGGCCACGAACCATCAGCGCACCTGTTGCCTGTCCATCCATACGCTGTCAGTAGCCAGGATCCCAAGTTCTGATAATTGTCGAGAGGATTTCCTTCGCTTAAATAATCTGCGGACACATATCCATTCTCGATTTCCATCCAGCCATCGGTTATCTCGCCATCGACTTCATCCGCAAATCCGAGCAATCCGACTTGTTCAAATTCGGTTCCTGGGCCATCGCGTATTACCAGTCCGTTCATTGCCGTAACGTACTCACTCTTCACCGGTATTGCCATCAGGATGATCGTCATCGGCAGCGCCAAACTCTTTCGTAACTTCATTCCACCATTCGGCCATTTCATCGCATCGTGCCGCAACCAACAGCATAGCGTACAAGACAATCACACATCCACACAATGCAAGCAGTACGAGCACAATTCCGACCATGGCCCTATCTCCTTTCCATAACCCTTCTCATCCATTCGCTTTCCGCATGATCTGAATAAGAAACAACTATTCAGTTTCCCCGATGTGATGATCTCTGGATCAGCACGCTCAGCCCGCCCTCTGTCTCGAACCTTGATGTCTCTTCTCTCTCTTCCTTATCCATGTACCGTTCTTCCCTTGAGACAAACCGGATAAACCCGATGCCTGCCGCAAGTGCCGCGAACATGGAAAACGCCAACGCGTCCTGCACATCAATCTTGGTCAGCACCCACAAGCCGTCAAAGACGAAGATGCCTGTCAGAATGCTTGTTAACGTTCCTGCGTAACCCCTTAAGTTCATTGCTTTCTCCCCTTAATCTTTCTTCCCATCCGGCCAGACACCGTTTCGCCGCCCTACATCTTCGAGCGCCCACAGTTCCGACAGACGCATACTCCCTACGTCCTGTTTGAGCCGTTTGTTTAGCGTGCTTGGATTGATGCCTGCCATCTCCGCGAGCTGCTTCTGGCTGACTTTCAACACGCCCTGGATTGCTCCTATCCTTGACCGGACTTCCGTTTCTCGGCGGTCCTGAATGCCGAGCTTTTTAACCCTTGGCATTTACATCACCCCGTGCTGTATAAATACAATGTTGTTGGGCAGGTCACATTTACAGTCCGCCCCGACAGCTATACCGTGCCTACAATGATAGAAATCCATGTACCTTTTGAGTTGGTTAAGGGCGCTGCGGCCAAAGTCGTGCAACTTACATTCCACTGGGATGTCCTCGCCACCAATTCTCAACCAAAAGTCAGGAATATGCCTCTGGTCATTTTCCCTTTTTACGATAGTGAAGGAAGGGTTAAGAACCGACTTGTAATTAGAGCGAAACCAATCGTACACATCTGCTTCTTTTGCTCTGCAAGCAAGTAGATTGCAGATGATAGTTTCCAATACGGCTTGATAAATGAAGTTGCTGCTTTCCGTATTGAGAACCTTAATGTCTTCCAACGCAGACCAATCACCAGAACATGATTTCCTATAGGCAATCTCCACCAGGCTGTTCATCGCATTTATTCTGGAATGATCTTTCATATCCAAACACTGCTCCTTCTTCCGCGCGCCTTGCATCGCGCAACAAGTTGACAAATACTGCACTGTTTCATTGGTCAACGGAAATCTTGATCTATGCCTTACAATCAAGCATTCCAAGCCATAGAAATTCATATTGTATTTTGGATACCTTTGTCCATTTTGAGCATGTGTATAGCTTGTTTCCACAAACACTGGTGACTCATTGCTACTATTGATTTCTGTCGTTGCTAATTCATGAAGCAGCAACCTTATTCCCCTAATTACGTGGTCGTGCCTTTCCCTGAACATCTCGGCAACCTTCAAGCTGTCGGTCATCGCTTTTTCGTTTTTGAGAAATACTAAGTCGTTCATGCTTCTCCCTGATCGAGCCATTCCGTAATCGGAATGCCTGTTGCTTCAACAATCTTAGTCAGGGATGTAAGGCTCGGTTTGAGATTATCATCGCGCCATCCACCGACCACACCGTTTGCCAGTTTGCACTTTTGTTCGAACGCCATGATTGACATGTTGTTCTCTTTGCAATAAGCAACGATTTTTTCGTAAATCAATGTCTCGCCCCCTTTCTGAAAATTTAGGGATAGACCGAATAATTGTTGACAAAATTTAGAATTAGTTCTAATATAGTGTTTACCAGACGCTTATAGAACATCCTAAAAATATGTCGTTGTGTATTAGGTTTTTCCCTAAGTCATTTTGGATTATATAGGAATAAACCTAATATGTCAATACCTATTTTTAGGTTTTTTCCTAGGGAGAAAAATAAAATGACATCCGTTGAGTATATTCGCGATTATTGCAAGAAGAATGGAATTGCAATTTCGAAGCTAGAAAGTGATTTAGGATACGCAAATGGATATTTCAATCCGAAGAAAAACAAGAAAATTCCAATAGATAAGGCTGTAGATATAGCTGAGTATCTGCGGATTGATGTTTTCGATATTCTAGATGAAGAAGATACCAAGAAGCTGCTGCTGATAAACAACTCTCCGGCAAACAGGGTGGCCGTGAGCGATGCTGGCGGCGATCAGATAAGGATACCGGTCGTAAGAAGGGTTGCGGCCGGTACGCCACTTGGGTCTTTCGATGAAGTAATAGGCTATGAGACAATATCTAAAGACTTGGCTTCGAAAGGTTCGTATTTCGCCTTGAAGATATCCGGAGACTCCATGTCTCCTAATATCTCAAATGGGGATATTATCATCTGTAGGGAACAACCAGATGCAGAAGACGGACAAGTAGTTGTCGCGCTTGTAAACGGCTGCGACGGTGTTTGCAAGCGCCTGCGGAAGTATGAAGATGGGACAATCGCGTTACTATCTGATAATAGCTCATACAGGCCGCTGTACTTCAATAACAGTGAAGTAGATACTGTTCCTGTCAGGGTCGTAGGTATCGTAGTTGAATTAAGACGTAAGTTCTAAGCGCACTCCACCGGAAAGGAAGGTATTCCTATGGCAACCGCAAAGAAGCTCCCCTCCGGCTCGTGGCGATGCAGGGTGTTCAGCCATGTGGATGAGTCTGGGAAGAAGATATACAAGTCCTTCACGTGTGATGATCCATCAAAGGCAGGCAAACGTAAGTGCGAAGCTGAAGCGAGTGCATGGGCGGATAAGAAAAAGGAATTGAAAAAGTCCGCATCCGGCCTTACGCTTGGGGAAGCAATGGATAAGTATATCGCAGGCAGGTCATCCGTGCTCTCTCCTAACTCCATCAAGGACTACAAAAACACTCGCCGTCTGCATCTTCAGTCGATCATAAACGTGAGCGTTGATGCTCTGACAGAAACGGATATTCAGACCGCGATCAATGAAGAAGCGCTGAAGCTCAGCCCGAAGACGGTCCGCAATATAAACGGATTTCTTACAGCCGTGCTAAATACGTATCGCCCAGGCTTTCATGCGAATGTGCGCCTGCCGCAGAAGAAAAGGGTGGATTATAACATACCGGCTGACAAGGATGTGACTGCTCTGATTGCGGATGTGCGTGGATCTGAAATGGAGCTGCCGATTATGCTTGCTGCATTTGGGCCTATGAGACGCGGTGAGATATGCGCTCTGCGGACGGAGAATATAAGTGGCAATATTGTCCATGTCTGCGAGAACATGGTGCAGGATGGGCCTGACAAGTGGATTATAAGGCATCCGAAGTCTTATGCCGGAGATAGGTTTATCGACTATCCAGACTTTGTGGCAAAGCTATTTCCAACAAAGAAGGGGCGCGTCTGCGAGCTTACACCTACGGCTCTGACAAGGAGATTTCAACGGATTACCAAGCGGCTTGGCCTGCACTTCCGTCTGCACGATTTAAGGCACTATTCTGCTTCGATACAACATGCTATGGGAATACCTGACGCTTATATCATGCAACGCGGTGGATGGGCCTCTGACGGTGTCCTGAAGGCGGTGTACCGACACACCTTGGAAGACAAGACGAAGGAAATGGATAACAAGGTGAATAGCTATTTCGAGAGTGTGGTGAATGGGAAGAAAAATACTGGGGAAAATAGTGGGGATAAAGCTGGGAAAAACGAAAATGTGGAGAAAGAAGATAGGGAAAAATCCAAGGCTGGCCATCATTCAGAAGCATCCACAGATATGACATGAGTATGTCACAAAATCAAAAATCCACAAGAGTATGACACAAAATATGACACGAAAAAGAAAAGCCCCCGTATTTACGGGGGCTTTAGACAGCCGGATGCCGGACTCGAACTGTTTTAGGGCATTTTTCAAGGAATGGCGTATTTAAGCCATTTTCGAGAAATCCAGTAACCATGCGGCTTTTCAGCTTTCTCTATATTTCTAAAGTTTCTCTATATTTCCACAAAATAGAAATATATAGAATGCTGTATGACACGAAATATGACACGAAATGTGCCGTAGATAAAGGGGATGCGCCGTATTTTGATGGTGCGAGTATGACACGAACATCCCCTACTTCTACAACACTTCTATAGCATTGCTATAGCGTTTGCTTCAATCTAAGTATCTCAGCCACCTTGTAGTTCTGGTATCCTGCCGCAGATATCCACTTCGTAAACTTGGCACCTTCGCCGCTCCCAGAGCAGTTGTGATGCCCAGTATCGTACGTCATGCCGTGAGCGACATAAGCGCATGTGTGAGACAGACCAACAAAGGTGATGATATCCCCAGGCTGTACAGTTCCGTCGGCGATGCACTTCTTCATGGACTTATTTCTGACAGAGATGAGCTGGAAATACTTCAGCGCGTCTACCTTTGCGTGGTCGTTCAGCCAGACAAATCCGTCAGATCCGTTCCACTGGATGGCCTTCCTGTCAGCGCCTACAACTCCTGCGCGGAGAAGCGCCCAGTATACGGCTGTCGAGCAGTTGGTCTTGTAATTGCCGGAGCTTCTGGCGTCATCAAATGTCCTAGACAGCGTCTTGGTGTTTTTGTTCTTGTAGGCCCATGCGTGACCGGCAGCTATGTCATCTATGACAAGCAGGTCCATGTACACCATCTCCGCAACGAGTTTCTGCGATGCGGACAGGTTAGGTGTATATACGACCTTCCCTGTTGCAAGGTCATATACTTCGTATCCCCAGTTCTCGTCGGCCAGTTTCTTTGCATAGTCCAGGTTGGTGAACTTTCCGAGCTGATATTTCTCATCAGCAAGGTTATGTCTGACAGCGTACCTGTCTACCTTGACCGGATAGACTGCATTGCCGGTTGCGGCTTCGTATACGGTGTATCCATATTTGTCTGCTTCTCGTTTGGCGTAATCCAAGTTGTTGAAGCTGTTTGTCTGGCTCTTTACGTCATCGAAGGACTTGCGGACCACGTACTTGTCCTTGGTTGTGGGAGTAGTTGTGGGAGCGGCTGGCTTGGTTGTGTCAGCAGTTGTAGGAGCTTGCCCACTTGCTTGATCAGCACTTGCGCTGTGCAAGTCAAACCTTGTCAGATTATTCTCGCGGATGATGGACAGCACCTTCGTCTCGTAGTTGGGATCTGTGCAATATCCTTCCGGCTTCGAGACAGTTCCAGTGCCAATTCTAATACGGCGAATCACTGCCGCCGGATCTGTCATGCCTTGGACGGATGAATACTTATATCCCTTGTTGTTGCGGACGTGCAGGAGAAACATTTCATAGTCGCGGATACACTGCTCATAGTCATCGTAGCATCTGAAGCTATCGTTGATCATGACAGTCTTTCCATTATACATTTCCGGAGTCTGTTTGACGATGGAATGATGGTTCCACACGGACCACTGCTGCCAAGTGTTGTTGATGAGATCCACCTTCATGCCGAGCAGGTTGTTAACGTCCATCAGCACCTTACACGAAGGATCCAGTCCATACCCTGTTTCCAGACAGCACTGAGCCGTAACTACGGAAGCCAAGATGCCAGTCTCAGCCATGAGCTTCTGACAGATAGCACCCACGGCCTCGATATAGGCCGCCTTGCTGGCCGGTACGCCCTTGGGATACTGACTGATAGCCGCAGATGATACTGCATCCACCGGAGTATAGACAGCCTTACCTTCCCAGTCAAAGATGGAGTAGCCAACAGGGCAATTCTCCTTCGCAACTTCCAGCTTCTCGTAAGCTCCAAGCTGAGACTTCGTATCTGCCCAACTTTTGCGGACGCGATACCATTTGACTTCTGTAACTGGTTCGCCGCCAGTCGCATACTGATTGACCAGACTTTTGAAGGATGCCCATGTATACTGGCCGGTGTTAAATACGAAGGGGTTCGGGCAGATCTTCTTGTTCACATCGAAATGTCTGATGACATGATTGATATCTATGTTCAGCTCACGCATCAGCTTTGCCACAAGTTCCGCAGTCGCATTGACTGTCGCGGCTTCGAAATACCAGTCCTTGTCCGTGGCGTTCATGGTCTTGGTGGACTTCTTACGAACACACATCTCGATGCCTATGGAGTTGCGGTTGGTGCACTTCCCATAGAACTTGCCGCCATCCGGCAGGCTTGACTGATAGCCACCGCCGCAATGCCAAGAGTAAAAATTGTAATAGTCGTTCCCTTGCCAGATATCGCCGTTAAAGCCTACAAAGAAGTCGGCGGACGCGCCAACCTTCGTACTGGCATAATACGTAGCATTTGCCTTTGCATCACCCAGAGCGCCCACGTAGTGCACGACGATATACTCGATATTCGCAGACGTTCTCTTCATGCTCGTGTGGTTGATATTTGTCAGCTTTCTGTTAATGTTCATGAAATACCCCCAACGTAAAAAAGGGAAGGGCAATTTGCCCCTCCCAAGTGTTTATGCTATTAAGCAGTACGTTATTCTTTTGTGGTTTCCTCTGTGGTTTCTTCTGCGGTTTCTCCTGCCGCTTCTTCCGGTTCCTGTTCGGCTTCTCCACTATCCCCGCGATACATCTTGTTGGCTACCAGTACAACAGCGCCAATCAGGGTGTCGATGGCTGTCAGCGTTGCGACGATCTGCTCACCATGCGGAATGCCCCAGATGTTGACCAGGGATGCGCAGAAAGCCAGTACAGGCGTCAGGATAAGTGCAACCATCTTCAAGGTATCATACGTCTCATTACTCATATTCTTCCTCCGTCACAGAAAGTCATGCTTCTCAAGTCTCTCCGCGTAGTTGCGTTTAATATGCTCGATTGTGGCTACTGTCTGGTTGTTGCGGAACTCAGGATTTCTGTCACAGTATGCCTCGTAGTCATCAATATCTGACAAGACCTGCTGGAAACTGTCATGTGTATGGTTCTGTCCTTCCAGCATCTCATCTCTGAACCGTAAGATCCGCACCCTCATGGATACGGCGTTACGCTCGTCACCCTTTTTCTCTAAGCGGTCCACCTTATCTGACAGCCTGTTAATAGAGTCTACAATACCCTTCAGCCGGTCATTTTTACTGTCATGTCTGCTGATGAGAAACTGAACAAAAGCCAGAAGCCCACCACCTACAAGGATTGACAGAATACCTGTGGCAACATTCATAATACATGTCCTCCCGTTTGTTGTCGTGAAAAAGGACCCCGTGAAGGGTCCCTAGTTGCTAGGCTATAAATTGTTTGTATGACGCATGTACTTTTGAATCGTCTATGCAGACATATTGCATAGTTGTATTAATGTTACTGTGTCCCAGAAGGCGTTGTATTTCTTGAATGTCCATGCCACGCCTGGCAAGACCAGTTGCAAAAGTTCTTCTAAACCTATGCGGATGAACGCGATGAACTCCGGCCCGTTCTGCAATCCCATTGAGGATAAAACGTATTCCGCCGGCATTCAAAGGTTCATGTTTCTTGTTGTAGAAAAGGTTAGGTCCAGTCTCCCCTCGACTGAGTATGTACTTCTTCAGGTGCGAAGCGCTTACGGCAGTTGTATACGTGACTCGTTCCTTGTCATCCTTGCCGTGAACAACATGTACGGACAAGTTGTCGAGATTAATGTCTCCGACTTCCATGCTTGCCAGCTCCGACACGCGAACGCCGGTCGAGAGAAGCATTTCAATCAAGGCACGTTCCTTCAAGGTCCTACAGGCGCCTCTCAGTGCGTCTATCTCAACCTCGGTGAACGGCAGCTTGATTTCCTCTTTATACTTGACCGATTTGATGGATGCTATCGGATTTTTGGGGATAATCTCATCGTTGGTCATCCATTGGAAGAAGGCCGACAGGTTAGCGCGAGTGTTCTCTCTGGATCTCGCAGAAACCCCACGTTCCTGTTCCATGGCAAGGAAAAACCGAATGTCATAAGCACCCATTTCTGTGAATGGCCGCCGGATGCATTCTGACAGTTTACGGACGGTCCTTATGTACTGATAGATGGTCTTTTCGCTCTTGCCATCCACCATCAGACAGGCCCTATACCGCTTTATCAGTCTTTCGTTTGCGTCATCCAGGGGAACAATGTCTGTGCAACGCTCTGCTATCTCATACTCTGACAGCGCTTTGGCGATAACATTAGATACGATAGTTACCTGTTCAGGCGAGAAGTTGTCTGCGAGTGCCGTTTCCACATCACGGATGAATGCGGAGCGATAGTCTTTGGGCATAAAAAAACCTCCTTTGACAATGCAAAGCAGGCATGGTACTATGACCTTGCCTACGGGTGGAGTCGCGCTTTGATGTTTGGTAGACTAGGAGCGCGGCTCCTTTTTTAGTTATCTATGCCCATATTTTATCGCATAACATACCGATGGTCAATCGGTTAAAGTGT